TTTTTGTTGAAAATAATATGCAAAATAATACCCAATTTTAGATTTATTATTTTGTGCATCATCCCAATATTTATTTCCAAAACGTTTATAATTTATAAATGTGGGATGGTTATCTCCGTTACAAATAAAAGCAATTGTTAATCCTGTATTCATCGTTGTATAATATAATTATAATATTTTATATGATATTTATTTCAATTTTATTTTAATCTGTGAAAACGGCGTTTGAAATGTTAAAAGGTGTAAGACATTTCCAGTTCCTTTGAACTTCTAGGTTTATTTTTGAATGCTTCCTTTCTTTTTGCAACAATAGCCTCAATCGTAATCAACATCTTGTATTGCTCTGTATAAAAATCGCCACTATACACGCCTCCACCATCAATCAAGTCTTGATTAGCAAATAATGTCTGCACTATCATATCCTCGGTTTCAAACAATACGTCTACCTGACCCTTTTTCTCCTCATTTTTAACTACCACAAAAAAGATTCCAACAGCATTATCGGTTTTGGTTTTTAAATAATCAGAAAAGGCATTAAAATAGCTCAAAACTCCTCCATACCCCACCTTTTCTTCATAATCGGCCATACCCATAATAGGATGCACGTACAAATAAAACTTTTGTTGAGGCAGAGCAAGTATCTTCTTGAAACGTTCAACACATCGTTGAAAATATTGATAATCCTTTTCCTTTCGGATATCATGATGGGACATGGCGAGTTTCATTCCATACGTTCCAATTTTATTTTCTGGATTGTCGGGCATGTATTCATTTTCATAGTATTTATTATAAACAACATTTTCGTTACAAACATGGGTTTTAACATCGTCGCACAAATTAAATGTTTCGCTTTGTTTCTCTAGATAATTTTCTACCCGCAGATACTCTGTAAAATCCGTTTCAATACAATGAACCAATACGTCCAATTTTGATACAACCCAATCAAATGGGTAGGTTTCAAACTTGTGTCTCATCTCCTTTATGAGAGAAGCAGAGGTACATCTATGTCCAACTGAAAATAAAATGGTCTTTTCTGCAAGTTTATTGTCAACAAGTCCGTCATGCAAGTCGTCTGCCATATTTATAAATTAAATTACTTAAAATATAAGATTTTAACTAATTTACCATATTTTTTTCACTAACACAAATCCTGCTAAAGCCCCCAACACTTCTACTATCATATAATATATATAATCCATTTGTGTTATTTTATTGGCTACCATCATGCTAGTAGCGATGGCTGGATTGAATATTCCGCCAGATATAGCTCCGCCTAACATAACAGCAATTGCAAGTGCTGCACCATGAGCTAAATAATTGCTAGTGGAAAAAACTACAACTGAAAGCAAAAATGTTCCAAGAAATTCAACAATATACTTGTTCATTTGCTATAATATTAGAAAATAAAGGCATTCAACCCAATACTTTTGGTCTTACCATTTTGTTTTTTTCACACTTATTTTTGGTCCCGCTCCCTTTTTCTTACTACTACCAGGGTCATACTTTTCCTCTTCATCATCAGAGTGCATATCCTTTGAAAGCTCCCAAAACTCTTTGGACCCCAATTTAAAATCATTATGCGAATCTGCCTTGTACCAAAAAACCTGGTCTTGTAGTTTGTTTGATTTTGCGTTGTTGTTAATTACCAAGCACTCGTAATTTTCTGTGCACTGGTCCATCACCTGACAAAATGATTCAAATGTGGGAAACATACCCGCATAGTTTTCAAAAATACGCTTGCGGTTTGCAATATATGGCTCACGTAAAATAAACACATAATCAATATTTGTACGAAGGGCGGGCGGAATACCCAACGGATATTGCATAGTAATTATTAACATGACTTTCCAATGACGACCATTCATGAACAACAAGCGCATCATCTTGTCTCGCGACCATGTATTATCATATAAACAATCATCTAAGATGACAAATGTGCGCGGGTCTATTGTGCTACGCTTAAATGTTTCAACCTCCTTTTTGATTTGTTTTAAAACCGACCGCTGACGCTTTAGGATATTCTCAACGATTGCAGTATTGTATTCATTATGAATAAAAAGTTTTGGCACCATTTTACTATAAAATCCGTTGCCTTCTTCTGTCCCTGAAATTACTGTGCCGATGGGTATGTCTTGATGATAATATAGCAAGTCACGAACTAAGAAACTTTTACCCGTATCACGACGTCCGATAAGGACCACGACGGGCCCCTTGCTTTCATTTGGTTTAAAACTGATACTTTTCATATCAAATCTTTTTAATTCTAATGTCATATCTTCTGTATATATAATTCATTTTAGAAAAAGTGGAAGGGATTCTACGCAATCAATTACACAATAGCCCATTTATGCAAGACATTATATTTTATTTGCGTTGAATACCTTCCACATTTTCTAAATGCGAAGTATATGAACGATATAGTCAACTACAAGAAGCGTAAAAACACTGAATTATTCAAATCTTTAGAAAAATACGATTTAGTTCAGACCCAAAATTATATTCCAATTTATACTAAACTAATGACGTTAAATGAATCAAATTTTAATAGTGTAAATTTAAATCATACATTGTATATTACCAATGTGATTAACAATATTGAGAGTAATCAAAATTTATACAAGTGTTCACTGAAAAATTCCAATGACGACCAACTCAAACTAAAACCCAAAAATATGTTTTGTAAGATGGCTCCTTTATTAGACCCAATAAGGTATTTGATAGGTAAATACGATGTAACGGATAGTTCATTAATGAATTTGCCTTCCATAAATTCTACGGCTTCTTCTGTCAATTCAAAACTACTAGATGTGAATAATTCTGCCTATGTTGACAGCTTGTTTTCTCATCTAACAAGTCAATTATTGTGTAAGCATGGATTTATACACGGCATTGAGTTTTATGGTTCATTCTTGTCCATTAAGAAAAACTTTAAACTAAATGTATTTGACGACTTGGATTATTTGATAAAGTCTGATTTTTTCAACAAGAATAAAAATCAGCTATTTCAAATTGAAGATTATAGTTCTCTCTTTGATGATGATACAAGTAAGAAGAATCTCCCTGCTATTAAAATTGACGCAACTGGACAGGATTGTAACTTTCCAATTGAACCGATAGAAGATATACTTTTTAATGAAGTATTTGATACTTCTCAAACGGATGATAATGTATTCGCATTAACTACCGATAATCTGAAAGAATTGAGTATGGAAACATTCGCACTTAATACACTGAGTTCGCATAATTCGGAGTCTGTGGATTCAGATAGCTCGTGTTCTTCTAGAACAAGTCATACTAGAGACTCAGATAGTTGTGGCGATGAGAACTCCACCGATGAATGGACGGATGAAAATAGCGAGGATGAAGAGGGTGATACAAGTGAAGATGAATGTATAAATGTCACATTTCCAAAATATCCTGTGCAAGTCATTTGCATGGAACAATGCCAAGATACCTTGGATAACCTCATGTTGAAAACCGACATGGACGAAATTCATTGGATGTCTGCATTGATGCAAATTATCATGACGTTAATTACCTATCAAAAGGTATTTGCATTTACGCACAATGATTTACATACGAATAATGTCATGTATGTGCCCACGGATAAGAAATTTATATATTATTGTTTCAAGAACAAGTATTATCGTGTTCCGACATTTGGTAAAATATTCAAAATCATTGATTTTGGACGCGGTATTTATAAATACGATGGAAAGCTTTTATGCAGCGACAGCTTTAGTTTTGGCGGCGATGCGGCAACCCAATACAACATTGAACCCTATTTCAACGAGAAAAAACCGCGATTGGAGCCGAATTATAGTTTTGACTTGTGCAGATTGGCCTGTTCCATGTTTGATTATTTGGTGGATGATATGGATAGCATCAAGGATTTGAGTAAGTGTGATACTATAACCAGAATCATCGTTGAGTGGTGCTTGGATGATAATGGATTGAACGTCTTGTACAAGAATAATGGAGCGGATAGATATCCTGATTTCAAGTTATATAAAATGATTGCGCGATGTGTGCACAAGCATACACCTCAAGCCCAATTGGAGCGCAAGGAGTTTAATGCGTTTACATTTCCTAAGAAACAAATCCCTGGAAATGAAAAGGTGATGAATATTGATGAATATCCGTCATATATGTAAACAAGTTATACGATTACAATAGGTGGAAATGATTCCATTTTATCTGTGAGAGATTTATAAATTTGATTCAACTCTTTTCTATATACAGAATGATGAGTGCTTGTCTCTTTTCTAATTGGGTACAATTCTTTAATGTCAGGTAAATCCAACGTGGAATTAAATAATGAAATATTGTCCCAAAACTTATCATAATTAACGCAATAAATTTGATAGTTTCTTTTATTATTGGACATCGTATAATTGTTAAAAAATTCATCTAACTTCCACAAATCAACCATGTTACCAATTATTGTTTCTAGTCCCCAATGTTCTGCATTTATATTGGTTAAGTGGTCTTTAGTAGTGAAATAATCGTCACCATGTTTAATGTAAAACCTACTATAAATAGCGTCTACCGGATTACGATATATATATATTACCTTGATTTTATCCAGTGGTTTAAACTGAAATAATTGTCTTTCACAAACTTCCGTTATTTCAATATTATTAAACCACTCGTGTGAATCAGGTGTACCAACCCGCGTTAATTTATTAGGCGGATTTCTACTATGAATATGAAATGTATTTCCAAAATTAGATAAATACGTCTGTAACATTTTAGAGCCTGAACCACCAAAACTACAAATATAAAATGATTGTTCAGTGTCAAACGTATTCTTATAACTTGTTTTTACATATTTTGGCATTAAATCTGCAGGTATATTTTGCCACATTACACGGCGCGCAAGCTCAATGGATGCTTCTTTTGCAAGCTGAGTATCAATAGATTTTTGTAAAATTTCCAGGTTTTGTATATTTGTATCTTTAGTCACTTTTATCATTTAATAAATATATTAAGTATTATTTATATATTTTTTACACAAATCAATTGTTTTCTCTTATAATTATAATATTCTTTCATGACATCGTACGGATTTATTATTACTAGACACGTTAATTCCGAAAAAACTAATAAATATTGGAACCATGCGGTAAGAAGTATAAGACGATTTTATCCATTTAGAAAAATAGTCATTATTGACGACAATAGCAATCAAGCATTTGTAAAGGCGGATTTTAATTATAAAAATATTCAAATTGTGAAATCTGAATATCCAGGCAGAGGAGAATTGTTGCCATACTACTATTTCTACAAAAATAAATACTTTAATAATGCGGTTATTTTGCACGACAGCGTATTTTTCCACAAACGAATTAATTTTGAGAAATTCAACAAAGTAGATGTTCTTCCATTGTGGCATTTTGATTACAATGAAAATATGGAGAATTGTATGCGATTGTCCAGGTATCTTGATAACGCAGAAGCAGTTCAATTCAAACTAGCGCCCGAAAATGAAAGCATGTTTGCCTTTAAGCCATGTGATATTTGGCATGGATGTTTTGGAGTACAAAGTTATATTAGTCACAATTTTCTCTCTACAATACAAAAAAAGTATAACCTTTGGAATTTATTAAATTGTGTATTGACGCGAGCTGACAGGTGTTCATTGGAACGTGTGATGGGTAGTATATTTTACACAGAATCGCCATTATTACACAAGCGTCCTTCTCTCTTCGGAAACATTTGGAACTATCAACAATGGGGGTATTCTTTTGAAACATATTCTGCAAATTACAAGCGCATACGTAAGCCATTAGTCAAGGTTTGGACTGGAAGATAGCTTTGCTTAAAACGTCGGATTGTCCGTAAATGCAATTTGAGTAATTGGAGCGCCGCCAGACGATTCTTGTATGATGGGCTTTAATTGTTCTAATATCATAAAAGCAACTATGGTACAAACATATACCAATAATGTATCCTTTACTATCGTCTTTAAAGGCTTGCTCTCTCTCTCAACAAATCGCATCTCAATAAACTTTCCTAAAAAAAATACGAATGCTATAATACCCGAGATAATATATATATTGTCCATGTATATTTTACATGGACAATGTTTCATAACAATTTTACGCATATCTTACTTAACCTAAAACTTCAATATCATCGATTAACAAATCAGGAATAATTTCAAGACGTTGCGGTTCAATATCGTGGACGTCCAACTGACCCAAGCTGACATTTTCGTTAAATATTTGTATTTTACCGCCTGAACTATCAGCGTCATCATCGTCGTCCGTCTCCAACTTTCGTTGTTCATTGCGTATATTGCTTAGTTCTTCTAGTCGGGCGATATCTTTTGGAGCACTGATTTGTTCTTCTTTATTATTTGTATCAATCGCCATGTCCACATTGTTAAAACTTAACTTGGACGACATTGGCGGCACATCTGGTTGCGTGATAGGAGCAGAGCTAATACTTTGAGCCAAATTATCGTCTGGCATGGGCGTTTCTTTGATTTCTTCAACCACATCATCCTCAATAGTTTCATCCAAATACGCACGCAAAATCATATCAATCGGAATACTCTCTCTAACAGCGTTCAAGATACACTCTTGTATGATTACTTCCAATTCTCTGTGATTCTTTTGTGTTTGAAGCGGGGGAATATTCGTCTCAAATAAATAGACATTCTTGTAAATCTTTCTTGCAACATGTATATAAACTTTATGAATAAAGTCTTCAAACTTCGGAATTTGAATGTCAACCTTCTTCTGCTTCGTGCCTGCGCGAACGGCGGTCAAAAGCTTTAATTGTATTATATGAACACATGTAATCAAGTCGTCTAAATAAGTGCAACCGCTTTTATCATAAATGCGTTTTTTCTCATTTTCAATAATCGCGGGATTCCATTTCGGAATACGACTGATGAAATTCTGAAATGTCATTAAATATTTATCCATTTCATTGTTTGCTTTACACAAGTTGAGTGATTCCTCAAAGATGGATTTAAATCCTTCCACGATTAGCGGGGTTAATATAGTTAATAATCTGGCACCCCACTCGTTTTTTGATTCATGTAAGGCGCTTACGTTAAAATCATCCATGGTATATGTAGTTTAATAATTTATTTTAAAAGAAATTTTAACTCATTAAAATAAATTTGCAATCAATAATTGTTACATGAATGAAATATTGTCTAAAGAAGCTTTTACGTCCAAAAATATAAAATGTAACATGAAATATATTAAATTTTTTTCGTTTTTGATATCCCTTCGGACCTTGTTAAAGACCATTAGAAATTCATATAATTTTACTTGCTCAATATGCGTAAAATAACTGGCTTCCAGCAGAGAAAGAATGTCTAAACCGCTATATCCTTTTTCATATAATTTAAGAGTCATTTGAATGACATCATCGTCAGTATGGACGGGTTTTATCAGCTCCTTTTTAAGCCAATCCATGCGTCGCGATTTATATGTTTTTAATTTAAAGGTCTCGTTCAAGTTATATTGATATAAATTTATCGTATGCTCATTGTACTCCGGCTCGTATACATATATTTCGCAGAATCTAGATAAGATGGGTTTAAGCAGCTTGTATTTATCTTCAACTATAATAAAAAATCGCGTTGTGTGATTAAATAACTCAATGCATCTACGTAAGGCGGATTGTGCGTCCATAGTCAATTTATCCGCATTTAATAAAACGATGCTTTTAAAAATGTCTCCCCCATTTGATTGAATATGCGTCTTTGCAAAAAATTTCAACTCTTCGCGAATAAATTTGATACCTTTTCCGTGCGCACAATTTACATATCTTACAAATGATTTGATGCGTTCGTGGTCATTTTCATAAATAGTATT